GTATATTTATATAAATAATATATATAATATACAGGCTTAAAATTTAATTTTAAAATATACCTTGACAAGAAAATGATAGAATGATATTGTTTTATTAAATTAAAAACGCATTCGGGCAACGGGCAGAGTTAAATAGATTTGTCGAGGTCCCGAAAGAAACGGACTTCATGCAGCCGGTACAGTCGAGATCATCATGATCTGATTGTATCAGTTGCATTTTTTATTTCAAGTATTCCAGTACTGGAGAGAGGAGATATATAACATGTCAGCAGTTGAAACGCAGGAAGTAAATAATACAGTTGATGTTTTTAAAGATGACATTGACATGTATATAAATCTCTGGATGGAAGAGAGGAATATAGAGGATTTATGCAAAGTATCACAGAATAGATGGTATAACTGCTGTAAATATATTTATGAGCATGTATTCAAAGTAAATCCAAAGTACCTGAAGGATGATAATAATATTAATAATGCCTATGATACAGATAAGGTTAACGAGGTATTAGATATATATATAGACCTGTGTAATGACTACGAGAAAGTAGTGAATATTGTTGGGTTTACATTCTTTACCGGAATACATAGAGATACGTTAAATGGCTGGGTTAATGGCGTGCAGCTAGGCTCTTCAGGCTCCGACATTTGCAAAAAAATTGACGAAATGCGTGAGGAAAGTTTGGTAGGTTTACAGGTTTCCGGCAAAGGAAACCCAATGAATTACATGCCGTCACTGAATAAGTACTGCGGCTTCAATATGCCGGGCGTTAGAGATCAGGGACCCAGAGCAAGAGCGTTGACAGCCGAAGAACTGCCACGTCTTGGGGCTAATAATTGTATAGGATTGCCGAACAACTCCGACAATTCTGGTTGAAAAAAGCGAGAAAAACGCAATAGACAATTCAAACAATTTAAAGCCCAGTGTTTAATGGTCTTAAGGCGCATTAAATCGTTGATACATTACGCAAAACAAGGGTTTTGCGAATAGTTGTAAAATACGAATGGAATTGTACGAACAATTCAAACAATTTATCAATGTTCAAAGCATGATTCTGCATGGAGGGGGGAGGGGGTTTGATAGGTTGAGAAAATCAGCACTACTAAGTCCTTTAAATATCCTCAAAAACAAAAAGAGATTGGATGGAAAAGTATGAGAGTAGTATCACAAAGCAAAGACGTTTCGCTTGATTTTGACCGAGCGGTATTCACAGCAAATCATGGAATGATAACTGCTATGGTTGATGGAAAAACGTTTACCATTGGGACGTATGCAAATTTAGGTAGAGAAAAAGAAGTATTCTCTGATATGCACAAGGCATTTTCGGCTTTTCAAGTTATTAGCACAAACATGGATAAACAACAGGTGGCCGAAATGTTTGCAGTATCTAAAAACATATCGATCAGATGCGTTGAGATGAATGATCCTTGTATGGGAATAACTGTATTTGATAACATGGTCTATTACATGCCGGAAAAGTAGTGTTAATATAGCGCTATCGCCAAGCGGTAAGGCACTGGATTTTGATTCCAGTATTCGCAGGTTCGAATCCTGCTAAAGAAACTTGTGAGAGGAAAACAACCATGGTAATTATTAAAACGATTATATCGACGCTGGATGTTATTTTTATGCTGATACTATTTGTATCTGGCAGAGAATCCAAAGACAAAGAAACAGCAATTGCATTATGGGTACTTGTGATGTTGCTGTTGCTGAACATGTTTCTGATGTGGAGGTAACAGAATGTTTTATAGTCCAATATTTGGTATTTGCTTTCAGCTGCCTATCATTTGTGCAGAGGAAAGAATACATATAACAAAATCAAAAGGACCGGACATCACCGGAGATTTGCTCAATCTGGATAGCGACGCAGAGCACCAGAGTGAGAAGTCGGAGCATCCAGTATAGCTAAACAAAATTTTAAATTACTGGCAACTTGTAAGAGTTGCTTACAAGATAAAAATCCTACATTGCGGCATTTTAATATGCCGTAGCGGAACGTAGCTCAGTTGGCAGAGCACTCGGCTTATATCCGAGCGGTCGCAGGTCCGATTCCTGCCGTTCCGATGGAGGAATGGGTTTAACGATCCATTCCGTAAATTCTCCTTCTTGGTGTTTTTCATGACACATCCTTTCGCCACTAGGACGATTCTGTTAAGGGCGGTGCGAGACCGTCCGGCGGTATTTGCCGCGGAGCGCGGCATTAGGCGTAAGACTATATGGTGATGAATGATGATCGTTCCGTAATTTGCTGACAAGCAATCCATATAGCAGTCAGACTTGATAGTTCGGGTGCCTATCCCACGGTGCCTGAGCTGTCAAAGATATAATTCCCCCATATAGTTAGGCAGTGGCAGAATGGGTATTGCAGGTAAAGAAACCTATCGGTAAGAGTGTTGCCAAGTGGCAGACGGGCGATCATCCGTAGTCAGCAACCACACCTTTTCTGAAACCAATAATGCAAGGTTCGAATCCTTGCCTGTCTAAGCGGTCAAATTATGCTGTTTGCTTGCAGGCGCTCTATGGTTTGGCTGTAATCGGCATTTTGTATGCCTAGTGCAACGCATGGCACGAAAAATATGATTGCTAACCGTCTGAGGGCGGTTTTGGGGAAGCGGCAACGATTGGCGGTGTTGCGGCTGACTGTAAATCAGTTCCCAAGTGGTAAACATTGGAGGTTCAATTCCTCTCTTACCCACGCGCGAAAGCAAGATTGCAACTTGTAAGTAGGGTTTTGGCGGCATAGTGCGAGATCAGTTCGATTCTGATTAATGGCGGTTAATAGCATTGATAAGGCTAGCAAAGGCATGTGAAAATGCTATGTGGGTTCGATTCCTATGCTTGGAGCGAGTGAGGTGCAAGTCCTTACGTCAAAAGCGTCCGTCTCATTACCGGATAGAGTGTTGGTAGCGAAATCCCACTCGAAATAAAAAATACGCCACATAGTCAGCGAGAGTCCCAAGGGACCGTCTGATTATGTGGAAACGCTATAAGATTGGTTAGTCGAGTGGTAAGACACCACCCTTTCATGGTGGTAACACGAGTTCAAATCTCGTACCAATCATGGGCGATGTTGCCAGTACACCCCTAGTGTGTTTGTTACAGAAATACAGGTGCTAATCAATATACCGGTTAAACTTAGCACAGGGAACTGGATTGAGCGGTTGCCATTCAAAAGATGGCGCAAACCGCTGACTAAAAGAAACTTGCACTTGGGGTAGTGTGGAGCAAGTAAAAAACGGAAACTGCTCGGCTATGCAGATATGGTGTAATGGTATTACAGGAGATCGCTAATCTCTCCAACGAGTAAAATCGTTGTCAAGGTTCGAGTCCTTGTATCTGCGCTCTTGCCCGAGCGAAAATCCTAGGTATGCCTTGGGTGTTGATGTGTGACGGAATAGGTAAACGGAATTGTCGTAGAGAATTGGTTGAAACCGACAACATAGATGACCAGATTGCACACTCCTGCGTGGTGCAAATCCACGCCACATCAATTCCTTATCTTCACTTAGTCTGGCACTACTGCAATAGTTCAGGTCGATGGAAGATGTATGGATGGTAAGCGGTATCATTGGTAACATAAAACCCTTCCGTGAATAGAAATTGCAGTTTTGAAAGCGGTTGGCATGGTTTGGTATGACAAGGTTCGATTCCTTGTGCCGCTATTCGATGGTTGGTGTTTTTGCAAGAAAAAGGTGTGTAGATATGATTTTAAATTCAACATTATTTGATCCGGACGGGAAGCCTTACAGACCAGGTAAAATATTCTAATAAAATATTACCGGCTAACAAATGGAGTTAGTCGCTAACCAACAAAAATTATTGGCAGAGGTCTTAAGGCACTTCTGCTTTTGCGGAGGTGCTTTTCTTTTGGCAAGTTCAAGCCTAATTTCCACAGTAAATGGATATGAAAATTACATACAGGTGCATGGCGTTGATGAACAGGTAATAGATGCCATGGAAGAAGCGGAAAGGGTAGCCATTCTGACGGAAAAGGATGTTGAGTATGGATTAAAGGTTTCTGCCAGAGCGAAAGAACTGACGGAGCAGTTTATATTTCAATCTACAGGTGGCACACCATGGGATTTAGAGAAATATTCATTCCAAAACAAGGTATCTTATGAAATTCTGGACAAATATTACGGAATTTTGCTTTTGGAAGCGCAAAACAAAGTTTTGGATAGTGCTTTCCAGTATTTGGAAAAGAAAAGAGAGCCTAAAGAACGGTTTTATATGCCAAGAAGAAAGCAATTTCTCAAAATAGGGCTTACACAGGCTTTGCAAGGCATGATTGATGATAAATATGACATTCTTTGCGTGTCTCTTGTTCCGGGAGCAGGCAAAACAACGGTCGAAAAAATGTTTCACGCACTTGTTGCCGGATGGTTTCCGAGAGATTTCAGCCTTTTTTATTCGCACAGCGGAGATATTACCAGAATGTACTATGACGGTGTGTACGATATCGTTACAAATACGGAAGAATATACATGGAATGAAATTTTTCCAGATCTTTCCGTGACGAGCACAAACGCAAAGATGGAGCAATTTAATGTCGGGAAGTACAAATCGTTTCCATCCGTACAATGTACGTCTGTTGGTAGTAAGAATGCAGGTAAAGTAAGGGCTTCTAAGTTTTTACTGGTTGACGATATGATCGGCGGCATTGAAGAAGCAATGAATCCCATTATCCTTGATAAATTGTGGGATAAATACGCTGTAGATGCCAGACAGAGAAAGATACAGGACACGGACGGTAAGAACTGCAAGGAAATACATATTGCCACAAGATGGAGCGTACACGACGTCATAGGGCGCATACAAAATATGTACGAGGGTAATCCGAGAGTAAAGGTTATTGCGGTACCGGATGTAGACCCAGTTACAGGAGAAAGCAACTTTGAATATGAGTTCTCCGGTTTTACAAAAGAATTTTTTGAAGATCAGCAATTATTGATGGACGACATATCGTATCGCTGCCTTTACAAACAGGAACCGATTGAACGTGAGGGATTGCTGTTTCCGGAAGATAAAATACGCCGGTATCTTAATTTGCCGCATGGAAAGCCAGAAATTGTAACCGGTCAATGCGATACAAAGGGAAAAGGAACGGATTACTTTGTTTTGCCGGTATTGCAAAAATACGGAGAGGATTACTACTGTGTAGATTGTGTTTGCGATAACACGGCAGATTATGAGATGCAGTATGAAAATGCAGCAAATGTTTTGACAAACAACAAAGTGCAGGAATGTGAATTTGAGAGAAACGCCGGCGGAGACCGTGTCGCAATGGAAGTAAACAAGCGTGTCGAAAAAAAAGGATGGATATGTAACATTACTGACACACCGACGGAGACAAACAAGGAAGCAAGGATTTTCCAGTGCTCTAACTGGATATTACAGCACGTTATATTTAAAGACCAATCATTATATAAGCAAAATGAGCCATATGGAGTAATGATGTCTCTTCTCAAGAGATATTCAGTGTCCGGTAAAAAGCAGTTGGATGATGTGCCGGATGTATTTTCAAACTTTGCGCTTAGAGTGACAAATGGAAATAACGTAGCCAAAGTAGAAGCGGCAGTAAATCCGTTTAGGAGGTATTGATATGGTAAACAAAGATATTTTAAATCAATACTTAGATTTAAGAGAAGAAGTAAAAGAAGTAAGGAATAAAATTGAAAAGCTTGAAAAATACATAGAAAAAATTGAGCAGGAAGGAACGGTTATTGATAGCGTTTCTGGCGGAAATGGTGGAAACCAACATTTTAAAATAGAAGGAATACCATTGCCAGAATATAGGCACAAAAAAACCTTGTTATATTCCAGAAAAACCACCCTCGAAATTTTGGAAAACGAACTTCTTGAAAAAACAAATGAAGTAGAAGAGTTTATTGCAAATATAAAAGATAGCAGAATTAGAAGAATAATTAACCTTAGATTTTTAGAAAATCAATCTTGGAATAAGGTTGCCGACCAAATAGGAGGCAATAACACAGAAGACAGCGTGAGAAAAGCGTTCGATAGATTTATGAAAGAGTAAAGTTGTCCGATATGTCCGGTTTTTTTCTGATATAGTTATAATCGAAGAAGTCAACAAATAGTTGAACACTTTACCATCCCCCATTGAAAGAGCATCGAAGAGAAATCTCCGGTGCTTTTTCTTTTGAAAAGAAAAGAGGATTTTATGGTATATACACCAAAAACAATATATTGCCCGCGTTGCGGAAGAAAAGTTGCCACACACGATGGGCGTTCAACAATGAACATTTCTGTGGAATGTAGGAAATGCCACAAGAAAGTTGTTTTTTATCCGGAGAATGGAAAGACGAAATTAAAATCTCTTACAATCCGGTCAACATCCAGTGGGATGACGTTTATTTAGGAGCCAATTATGAATAATAAATCTCTCCAAGACCTTGTTAAGGGATGTTATGGGCGAAAAATTTTATATACTGATGTTGAAACTATCACAAAAGACAATATTGTCAAGGTGGTTGGAGACTGCATCGGAAATTATTATTACAACAAAACCATCATAGAATACCTATGGCGGTATTACAAAGGAGATCAGCCGATTTTATACCGATTAAAGGTACAAAATGCTGATATTACAAACAAAATAGTAGAAAATCATGCGTATGAGATTGTTCAGTTCAAAGTAGGACAGACATATGGCGAGCCAATACAGTTTATCAGTCGAAAAGATGATGATGAAATTAATCGGGCAGTGGATGCGCTGAATGACTATCTTGTGGATGCGAATAAACAGGAAAAAGACATTAAAGCAGGAGAGTGGCAGTCAGCAACCGGAACATCTTTTAAGGCGGTAAGATTTGCAAATGGAGAAATACCATTTCAAATTGTTGCGCCTACTCCAATGAATACGTGTGTTATTTATAATCGGAGCACGGAAGAACCGGTGGTTGCGGTGCAGGAGCTTAAAGACGAAGATGGAAGATGGTACAAACTGTGCTATACGGACAACTATTCATGTAAACTTCAAAACGGAGTAGTTTCTGAATGGAAATTGCATGCATTTGGAAGTATACCTATTGTTGAGTTTCCAAATAATCATGAGAGAATTTCTGATATTGAGCTTGTCATAGGTATTTTGGATGCCATAAACAATATGCAGTCAAACAGAATGGATGGAATTGAGCAGTTTGTTCAGTACTGGGTTAAGTTTGTGAACTGTGAAATCGACCAAAAAACGTTTGAAGAGATGAAAATGAGCCATGCTTTGACGGTAAAGTCCAATAACAAGGATAACAAAGCCGATGTTGAGATTATGACGCAGGAACTAAATCAGAGCCAGTGTCAGGTGGCAAAAGATGATTTGTGGGACAATGCCTTGGCAATATTAGCAATACCAAACAGAGAGTCCCAAAACTCTGGAGGAGATACACAAGGAGCAGTATCATTAAGGGCTGGATGGGATTTTTCAAAGACAAGAGCAAAATTAAAAGACCCAATTGTGAAATCGGCAGAGAAGAGACTTGCAAAAGTTGTCTTAAATGTAATACGTGTTAAGGACAATGATTTGAAATTGTCAATGAGGGATTTTGATGTGCAAATCAATCATAGCCCGCAAGACAATATGTACACAAAGTCGCAAACACTATATCAGCTTTTAGAGTGCGGCATACATCCTCTTATTGCCATTAAAACGGTGGGGCTTTGGGGAGATGCTGAAAAGACATTCCTCTTGTCTAAGCCATATATAGATGCGTTGTGGAAAACAATTGATAATGCAGAAGAGCAGGAACAAAAAGCACAGGAAATTGTAAACCAATTAAATAAACAGCAAAATAAGACAGCTACCGAGTAATCGGTGGCTGTTTTTATTTTATAAAAATTCGCAAAGTTGTGAGCGTAAAAATCAACAGTGTCATTCGGTGTCGTTGCACCGCAAAAATTCGTAAAGACATATCGGAGGTAATCAATGAAAAGAGAAGAGTTAATTGCAATGGGTATCAGTGAGGAAAATGTTGAAAAAATCATTGCTGATTACGGCAGTGCCGTACAGAGAGAACAGGCAAAAGCAGCAGAGCTTAAGGCAAAGGCAGACAGCGCAGATGAGTTGCAGAAAAAGCTGGATGAAATGGAAGCAGGAAACCTCACGGAACTTGAAAAAGCAAACAAGGCGTTAGAGACAGCAAATCAGCAGATCGCAGATATGCAGAAAAAAAACGCCATCAGAGATCAGCGCGAAGCATTGATGGAAAAGTTAAAAATCAATGCAGAGCAGGCAAAATCCGTTGTCAAGGATAATGGAAGCCTTGATTATGACGCTCTTGGAAAGATTACAGCCGAAAAGGAAACCGCGGCAGCGCAGGCAAAGGAACAGGAGATTGCAAATAATTCTGAAAATCCGGGCGGCGGTACTGCAGGTGGAGAAAATAAAAAAACTGCGGACGTAGAGAACGCAGAAAAAATCAGTTTTGGCAAACCTGCAGAAAGTGCAGAAGCCAAAGACCATTATGTTTTATAGGAGGTAAATTATGGGAAAACCGATTGAAAGAGACTTTACACAGAGTAAAGGAATTTTAAAATTCTTTCCTTATGAGGGTGCGGCGTGTATCGTTCCGCAGACAATGGTGTCAAGTGCCGATGCAAACGGAAAGAAGATTGCAAAGGCAGGGACACCGTTCCCAAGCAATGACGAATCTTGCAAAGGGTATCTTCTGGAAGATGTTGACGTAACAATGGGAGATGCGCCTGGAACTTATGTATATCAGGGTTCTATTGACAGCGCAAAGGTAACAGCGAACGGAGTGACCGTGGAAGCAACTGCAAAAGCAGCAACACCGCGTGTTACTTTTTTTGATTAAAAAATGGAGGTATTAGAGAATGGCATTACCATTAGCAGAAGCATTTACCGCAAGAAGTCTTGTGGTTATGTGGAATAATTATGAAAAAACGCTTGGTTCTGCACCTTACTTAGGCAGACAGAAATTTGGAACCAGAAAACAGGACAGCCTTGAACTTAGATTTATCAAAGGGAAAAACGGTCTTCCGGTATCCTTAAAGGCATCCAATTTTGATGCGCAGGCAGAGTTAAGAGATGTCGGTGGATTTTCGGATATTCAGAACGAGATGCCTTTCTACCGTGAATCTTACATGGTAACAGAGCGTGAAGAGCAGGAGTATGCAAATTACCAGTCGGCAGAAAATTCCAACATGGCAAACCAGGTGCTTAGAGAAATCAGCAAAAAACCGATGATGCTGATTGAGGGCGCAAGAGTAGTGCCGGAACGCCAGATTTGGCAGTTATTAGCACCATCTGATGGTATTCCAAGAGTACAGGTAACAATTGGTGGCAAGAGCTTCTATGTTGATTATACTTCGGACAATGGAGTGGCGCACAAGAGAGATCATTACAAGGATATTTCCGGAAGCGATACTGATAAATGGTCTGCACCAGAAACAGCAACGCCACTTGATGACCTTATCGAGATTAAACGTGAGTTTGCAAAGAAAACCGGATATTCCCTTGCACGTTTTAGCATGAATACAGAAACGTGGGAGATGGTTCTTAAGGCAGAAGACACAAAGAAACAGGTGCTTGGAATTACTGCTTACAATGGAGGTATTCGTTTACAGCAGGGGCAGGTTACAGAGTATCTTAGAGGATACGGCATCGAGATTGAAGTTTACGACAAACTTTACATCGACCCGGCAGACGGTGCCACCAAATATTTTATTCCTACAGGAGTTATTTCAGCGCAGGCATCCGGCGTGTACCTTGGAGATTATGTCTTTGGAAAGACACCGGAAGAGAGAAGCGGAAGTTTAACAGACGGAAACCTTTCTATTGTAGAAACCGGTATTTCGGTGTATACATACGCAACAAATCATCCGATCAACACTCATTGCGTTGTGTCAATGATCGGATTGCCTACTTTTGAGGGCATGGACAGCGTTGTTGTCATGAAAGTTGCGTAGGAGGTGCGGTATGATTGCTGAATACACGGTAAAGCGCAATGGAAAATGGTACAAAGCAGGAGATGAAATCCCGGACATTGTTCTGGGAGAGAAATCTTCCGGAGGGTACACCAAGACAGAGATTAACAGAATGAGCACTGCTGATTTACAGGCACTTGCCGCTGAACATGGGATCGAGGGTGCAGAAGAAATCAGTGGAGCGGAACTGAAACGCATTTTGATCGAGCAGTTCGGATTATAGGTAGGGAAGAATGGACGAATATACAACATTAGAGCAGGTCAAAATCAGACTGAAACAATTTCATATTGAAACCGTTACGGATGAAGATGGTGTTACTTCTGATGTTGTCGTGTTCGACCAGAAAGAAGATAATCCTTACATCGAACAGCTTATCAAGCAGGCAAGAAATGAAGTGGTAAGCAAGCGGAATTACCCGGAAAGCTACACGGATGAAAAAATATCCGAAGACTTGAAACAGTTTGAGGATGTAATCGTCAATTTAGCCTTGTACGACCATTCACAGGCAGGAGAAGCCTATATGGCAAGTTATTCAGAAAACGGCGTAAGCCGTAGCTGGAAAGACAGGGAAAGCTTGTTTGTTGGAGTATTTCCGTTTGTAAAAGCATTATAACCGTATGGGATTCCATCTGGTTAGAAGATTGTGCGTTACGTTTTGCCGACGTCGGCAAAACGTAGCAGGCGGCACACATTGAGCGGTGGTGGGCGGTGTGCCATAAAAATGAAAGGCGGTATATGATTTGACGATTGAAATATCAACAGCAATCATTATAAGCGTGCTGTCGCTTGGTTTTTCCGTCTTTATGGGCTTGAAGAGCAACAAAAGGACAGACAACACGGATCTTGAAGAACGCGTGAGGGAGAACACACGCATTAACATGAAGTTGGATGCCATTTCAAACAACACGACCGAGATCAAGAATGAAGTTTCGGAGATGAGAAAAGAAATAAATTCTCACGACAACAGAATTATAAAGGTTGAAGAAAGTGTGAAATCGGCGCATCACAGAATTGACGGGATAGAAACCCGTCTTAATGATGAAAAGGAGGTTTAATCATGGATATTATACAGTCTGTAATTGCAAATATGACAATTATTCTGGCAATCATTGGTGCGCTGGCATTTGTTGTGTCTGTGGTAACACAGGTAATCAAAGGTGTAGGCGTATTTTCTAAGATTCCAACGGACATTTTGGTATTTGTTCTTTCTATCGGAATCACGGTCGCTGCGTTTGTGGCATACATGCAGTACATCCAGACATCAATTTTATGGTATATGATCTTGGCAGCTATTATTGCAGGATTTATTGTTGCGTTTGTCGCAATGTATGGATGGGAAAAGCTTTCTGAGCTGTGGAAACGGTTCGGCAAGGATGTGAAGTGAAATGCTTGAGATCAATAAGCAAAAAATGAGTTATTCGCAGCAAAGCGGCAAGGTGCCGGTATATGTGACGGATGATGATGGTAACATCGAATATTCTTCGTACACGGATTCTGATGGTAATGTAATTTATTACCTCGATAAAGATGGAAACAAAATACCGAAAACAACCGGAGAGTATACCACAGGTTACGAGAAGCCTGTGGTTTTTTATTCTTCAATCAGCAATAAGTTGAGTGAAGCACTTATAAAAGAGTTTGGCGTTGACAATTCCACAAACTTTGTTCAAATTGTCGAGGACAAAGGGAAACTTCCATTGAACGTCGGTTCTTTGGTATGGAAACGGTCAGATGTAAGGTACAAAGATGAAGAGAATACAATCGTTGACGAAAATTCGGCTGATTACATCGTAAAAGGTGTTGCAGACGAGGGATTGACGGTTGATTTGTTCTTATTGCAAAAAAATGTGAAGTAGGTGCGGCATGGGGAAGAAAGTAATCACAATGAGCCTGTCTGAAAAGTCTATTCAGAATGCAATACAAGAGCTTAGAGCCTATCAAAACAGCTTAACATATAAATGTCAGCTATTGGCAGAAAAACTCGCGGAAAAGGGCGTAGAGATTGCCAGAGTACAAATTGCTGACCTTGACGCAATATTCACATCAGAATTGATTTCCAGTATTCATTCAGAATACAAGGGAAGTACCAAAGGAGGCGGGATATGGGCGGTAGTTGCCGGGACGGACCATGCAATGTTTGTTGAATTTGGAACAGGAACCGTAGGACAGCAAAATCCTTATCCAGGGAAACTGCCGGATGGCGTTTCGTGGCAGTATGCAAGTGGAAAAACTATCCATCAGATTTCAGATGGAAGATATGGATGGTTTTATCAGGACGACAATGGCGATTGGTGGTTTACAGAGGGAATGCCAAGCCGACCATTCATGTATCTGACCGCAAATGAGTTGCGGCAGATTGTTACACAGACAGCGAAGGAGGTGTTTGGATAATGGCAGGAAACCAGTGGGTATTTGACCTTGAAATAAACATTTTCTCCAATGTTGCAACGATAGCCAAACCAAAACTCAAGAAAAAATACAAAAGCATGAATTTTGACACTGCATTTACAACGGTTGAAAAGAACCTTGATAAAGACCCTGTTTTCCCGACCATTTACATTCACGAGATGCCGGGGCTTGAACGTGGGGCAGATTTAGAGGGCACATCCGTAAATGCGGTGCAGGAAACAATACAGGTTGACGTCATTACAAACACAAAGCAGAGCGATGCAAAAGGGATTATGGCTATTTTAGCTGATGCCTTTAAACAGATGCGATTTCAAATCACAGCAATGCCGGAGTTTAAAAATGACAGTGAGAAAAAATTTAGAAGCGTTGCAAGGTTCCGGCGGATAATCGGAGCCAACGACAGATTGATGTAAAAGAGCCGAAAGGCTCTATTTTTTATGCACCGGGTGCAAAAAGATGCGCCCGATAACCGCATTATTTGGCGGTAGAAAGAGAGGTAAAAATGGCAGAAGCAGGATTGTCTACGTTAGGCATTACGTTTGGCTATGGAACAGAAACCACAGCCGGAACAAAGCCTACATCGTTTAAACAGCTTACAAGAATTAACGCAATCGGCGGTATCAACATTGAGCCGGAACAGATTGACGCATCTGCATTAGAAGATGCTATTACCAGATATGTAAAGGGTCGCGCAGATACCGGTGGCTCTTTCCCTATCACGGTAAACCTTACGGATGCCACAAAGGAAGAGTGGGAAGCACTTATCACGGCGTATAAGGCGCTTTCCGGCGGGAAAAGAATGTGGTTTGAAACTATTATCCCGGGATTTACCGACGCGTTTTTTGTTGTGGCTCAGCCGCCAGAGCAGATTCCACAGCCGGAGATTGGTCAGAACGAACTTTTGACGGTTGAAATGAATCTTACCATTGAAGAATACAAGGGCATGGACACCGCTGTAGCTTTTACACCGGGGGAATAACACGTCAGTCGAATAGTTCGGTTGGATCGGCTGACGATAACCAGACAACCGAGCCAGAGCTTGAAGAAACAATTTAAAAGAACAGGGCGGTCTTCGGACTGCCCTTTCCCTATATGAGAGGGAGAAAGGGAAAGAAAATGACAAAATTAAAATTTGGCGAGAAAGAATTACAGATCAAGTTTGGATATGAAGCAACCGTGAAAAGCGGAATTATCAAGAAAGTAGCAAAATTAGACCAGATGGAAGATATCGAAGCGGTTGACGAAATCCTTTTATTTCTTCCAGAGTTAATCCTTGTAGGCGCGCAGAAGTTTCACAAAGAGGAACTTGGATACAATCCGGACAATGAGGGAGAAAAGGAACAGCAGCTTGGAAAAGTATATGCCATGCTGGATGATTACTTTGACGGAGAAGATGCAGATGTTCAGGTACTTTACAATGCACTTTTAGCGGAGCTGCTTGAAAACGGTTTTTTATCAAAACTGCTCAAAGCAGAGCAGAAAGAAGCGGAGAAGAAAACTCCGAGGAAAAAGTAGAAGAACAGAGAGAGCTTACATGGGAAACATATTGTGCGGAAATCCGCCCATTCTGGCTTTTAGTTACAAAGGGGTACGGATTTACTGTGCATGACATAGACACGTCCTGCCCGGCTGATTTACAGCCTTATGCGGATGTTTACAACTTAGATAAAAAGCAAAGAGACAATGAGATGTGGATGTGGTTTGGAACATACGGATTGTCTGCGGTATCGGTGGCAGTAGAACATTGCCTTGCCGGACGAAAAGCAAAATCAAAGTATATTAAAAAACCAATCAATGAGCAACAAGGAAAAGATGATTCAGAAATGACGGAAGAAGAAATAAAGAAACAGAGAGAGCTATTTGTGGCAAAACTTAAAGTCATGCAGTCAAACTATGAGTTGAGCCACCCAAAACCAGAAAAGAACTTGGAGGTATAAATATGTCAATTAGAATTGGATCTGCAAGACATGATGAAAATGGGAAATTGACCGGTGGGAGACCGGGAGATCAGACCGGAACAGAAGTAAGTATGCAAAACTTTTATGTTCATAAAAAAGGATGGTATGTGTTAAGACCAAAAACAAAAGATATGGCGGATAAACTGGCAGAATCAATGATTACAGCGTGCAATAATGATAATATTGGCTACTGTCAGGGACACCGGCTTGGAATTGTCAAATATGGTATTAATTCAAAAGTAAAAACAGAAGCAGATTGCGGCACAACGGTACGTGCATGCATTATTCATGCAACTGGAAAAGATGTTGGAAATTTCACCACAGCAAATGAAAAATCTGTACTTCTTTCTAGTGGCATGTTTGATGACATTGGAGGTTATGCGGCAGGAATGGTTCTTTACAATGGAGATGTTATTGTCACAAAAACAAAAGGTCATACAGCGATTGTGACAAGCGGAAACCCTAGAAAAAATGTAAAAGATCATTTAAACCCATACCCGGAACCTGCAAGGATTTTAAAGAAAAAATTCCCTTGCATGAGAGGGGATGATGTGAGATGGCTTCAGACGGAGCTTATTTATCACGGATGCCTGGATGAAAAAGATAAAAAGGGAAACAGTAATGTGGACGGTATTCTTGGAAATGATACGGCGACCGGTATTGGAACATTCCAGAAAAAAGTCGGAATTACAGTAGATAAGAAATGCGGACCGGTTACAAGAGAAAAATTAAAAGAGTAGATCAAGGACGGTAAGGTGTCACAGCCTACCGTCTTTTTATTTTGCATAGAAAGTTGGTGCATATATGGCAGACATTGATGAATTACAAATAAAAATCAAAGCTGACTCTGCAAAAGCAAGTAATTCCATAGAAAGCCTTGTAAACAGCATGAATAGGCTCCGGGAAAGCATATCGTTTGACACTGCAAAACTTTCAAATATTGCAAGCGGAATCAGAAGCATTTCCGATGCAGCTACCGGGTTCAAAGGTGGTAAATCTTCGGAAATCACATCAATGGTGCGGGCACTCAATAAATTTTCTGGTGTTGATGCAAATTCTATCCACGGAATATCTTCTGCTGTGAGAGATCTTGCATCTGGAATAGCAAGTGTTAAGGCTGTTGATACAAGCGGACTCACAAGCATGGTGTCGGCACTGTCAAAAATTGGTGGCAAGGCATCTACACAGGCGACAAAGAATCTGCCGGCTTTATCTGCGCAGTTACAAAACTTTGTACGCCAAATGAACAAGATAGGTGCATTGAATTTTGATATGACCAATATGAGCAATCTTGTAACGTCCATATCAAGGCTTGGAAGCGTTGCAAGCGGTCGTGCGGTAACTAATATACCTTTGCTTGCTGACAATCTCAAATACCTGTTTGAGACGCTTTCAAAAGCACCAAATGTATCTTCAAATATCATTCAGATGACGCAGGCACTTGGCAATCTTTCCAACAGGTCTGGTGGTGCGATTTCTGGATTAAATACCAGCATCAGTAGCCTTTCCGGTTCTTTCCTTGGATTTAAGACATCCACAGGGAAAGCATTGATCGGACTCAAGTCATTCACAAGACAGATTTTGTCCTCTATGGGGATTTATCTTGGTCTGTACGGAGCGATCAGGGGAATAAAAAATGCAATCGACATATCATCCACATTAACAGAGGTTCAGAACGTTGTTGATGTTACTTTTGGGGACATGTCAAAGAAAGTCAATGAGTTTGCGCAGGACTCTATACGTCAGTTCGGTATGTCAGAATTGACACTGAAACAGACGGCAAGCCGATTCCAAGCAATGGGAACAGCCATGGGAATTGACAGCAGTTTGATAAAGAAAGCCAATGAGTTTTTGAATAAGCAGACAGATGGCTATATTGGTTTGTCTGATTCCATGGCTGATGTGTCTTTGAATTTAACAAAATTAACTGCTGATATGGCATCTCTGTATAACATAGATCAGGATGTTGTGTCGCAGGATTTAGCTGCAATATTTACCGGACAGACACGCCCATTAAGAGATTACGGTCTTGATCTTACACAGGCAACCCTTAAAGAGTGGGCGATGAAACAGGGATTAGATTCTGATATTGCGTCTATGTCACAGGCTGAAAAGACAATGCTCCGGTATCAGTATGTGCTTGCCAATACGCAGACAGCGCAGGGAGACTTTGCACGTACGGCTGATTCGTGGGCGAACCAGATAAGAATTTTAAAACAGTCATTTGAACAGCTTGGCAGTGTTATTGGTGGAGCATTAATCAATGCTTTTAAACCATTCGTAAAAGCACTCAATTCCGTTTTACTGGTTGTTATCAGCTTTGTTACAAAGGTTACAAACGCTTTAGGCGCAATCTTCGGATGGAAATATGAGGATTCCGGCGCAGGTCTTGCAGATAGTTTTTCAGATGCGGCAGAGAGCGCAGGCGATGTTGCTGACAATACCGGACAGGCGGCAAAGAACATCGACAAGATGAATAAGGGCGTCCGTCAGTTTGATGAATTGAAACTGATTACCACAAATGATGGTTCGGGCAAAAAAGGTTCGGGCGGTTCCGGCGGCGGTGGCGCATCAGGCGGTGCCAGTGGCGGTAAACTCGTCAAGACTGATACCATTTTCAAAAATTACGAAAGTGATATTAAAAATCTGAAACAACTTGGAAAATACATCAGTGATGCCTTATCAAAAGCTATGGAGTCTATCAACTGGGATAAGATTTATTCCAAGGCAAGAAACTTCGGCAAAGGCTTGGCAGATTTCCTTAATGGTCTTATCAATCCGAGACTGTTTGGAAATGTTGGTAAGACGATTGCAGGGGCACTGAACACGGCAATTTATGCCACACTTTCCTTTGGCCAGACATTTGACTGGTCAAACCTTGGAAAATCACTGGCAGAGGGAATAAATAAATTCTTCCAGACATTTGATTTTAAGGCACTTGCAGAAGATATAAATGTTTGGGTACAGGGAGTTTACAAGACGATTAAGACCATGATAGAAAATATCAAGTGGTCTGATGTTTGGAAAGGCGTAAAAGATTTTCTTTCAAACATTGATATTGAGACAGTTGAAATTCTTCTTGGAGCATTTGCTCTGAAACTTGCAGGCAAACTGTTAACAGGGAAACTTCTCAAGGAGACTATTGGAAAATTAATAGGAGCGAAATTCACAGCCGCTTTTGGTTCAACGGCGGTAAAATCATTGCTCTCTTATGCAATTCCTATTTCACTTGCTGTAGTAGTGGCAACGTTATCTTTTACGGTTGGAAAAGATAGCATAAAAAAAGATGCTAATAATTTAGAAAAAGCGTATGAAAAAGGCGGTTTTCTGCAATATCTTCAGGAAAGTTTTAAACAACTTCTTAATCCGTTTGAATGGATTAATGCATATGGCGGTGGAGTTTTGAGCCATGATACTGTGATGGACAAATTAGGCATTGGAAATGGAATGAATGTTGATGAATTTGTCAAAAATCTGCCTAAAAAGGAAGATTACAAATCATTAGATGATTTCCAAAAAGCATTAAATGAGTTCAATGATAATATGCCTAATAAATTAAATGTACCTGACAGCTTTGATCTAAAGGCGTGGATAGATGAATGGAAGAATATAAACGGATTAGATGATGTAGATTTACGAGCAGATGTCGTCCTTCCAAATTTACAGGAGAAGATTTCCGAGTTCAAAGACAATGTCAAAGAATGGTGGGGATTGAATGTAGAACTACCCGTTCGCAATAAATTAACAACAACTTTAGAGGATGTTTCTTCATGGTGGGAAGATGTAAAAGAATATTGGGGAGAAAAAAAGCTTTCAATACAGACAGAAATAGGAGAAATAAAAGGTAAAATAGAAGAAAAGTGGAATGAAGCTTTAACTTACATTCAGGAGAACATTTTCCCGTGGTTCACAAAGAAAAAGTGGATGGAAGTAGGGAATGGAATAAAAGAGGGATTGTCTGCTAAATTGGATGAGTTTTCCGATTGGTGGCAGAATACCGGAATATATAATTGGTGGGAAAATCATGTGAAGCCATGGTTTACAAAAAAAAGATGGGATGAGCAGGGAGACGGAATGAAAAAAGGTCTTTCTGAAAAATGGGGCGAATTTAGTAACTGGTGGAGTACATCTGGAATTGGTTCTTGGTGGACAAATCATGTAGAACCGTATTTTACAAAAGATAATTGGACATTCAGTGGCATTTCTGACGGATTGAAGCAGGCATTTGATAATGCTGTTGCAGGAATTAAGCAGGTATGGAATAATTTTGCAACGTGGCTTAATTCAAAACTGTCTTTTTCATGGGATTCTGTAAATATTGGTGGAAAAGAAATAATTCAAGCTGGCAATATTAACCTTGGAAAAATCCCAACGTTCGCCGCAGGAGGTTTTCCAAAACAGTACAGCATGTTTATGGCAGGAGAAAACGGCGTACCGGAAATCCTTGGAACAGTTGGAGGAAAGACAGCAGTTGCTGGGGGGCAGGAGATCACAGGTATTCGTGATGCTGTATACAGTACGTCACAGCAGGAAATTGCGTTACTTAAACAGCAAAATCAGTTATTGCAAGGAATCCTCGAAAAAGAATTTGGTGTGACACAAGACCAGATAGGAAGAAGTGCTAGAAAATACGCAAGAGAATATTTTAATAGAACGGGCAGAGAAGCATATAGTTTCTAGTGACAAATACCGCCGCTTGTGGTAGAATCATTTTATTACAAGTGGTGGGAGGAAAAGCTATGAATGAAAAAAGTGAAACAAAATTATGCAAGTACTGTCAGACGGAGATTCCAGCTAAAGCAAAAATTTGCCCTAATTGCAGAAAAAAGCAGGGTGGGGCAACAAAGTGGTTTGTTGCGGTGGTTATAGTTGTAATTCTGTTGATTGCCATATTTGGCGGAAACGGAGAAAACAACGATGCAGTTGCTGATTCTACCGAGCAAAATAAAAAAGTTTCTTCTATTAGTACGGTAGATAACAAGGAAGCGACAAGAGAAGAAGTTTCTGATTCTGATTTTTTGGTAAAAGAGTATCTGTACGAAAACACAATAGGAGACACATTAGATTTTTTGATTGTAACAAATAATTCAAACACGGATGTCGCAATTTCTGGAAACGCTACAGCCAAAGATTTAAGCGGGAATTCAATAGGAGCCGCCGACATGAGCATTGATGTATTGGGGGCAGGAGAAACATCTATTGGTGTTTTCTATTTTGATAGTGTGTCCGGAATTGACAAGGTGGATTATACCTTAGATTATGACGAAAACCCATATTATAAACCGGTTGTAAATGATTTATCCGTTGAACAGACATTTAATGATGAAAACGTGACTGTATCCGTGACCAATAACAGCACAAATCCGGCGCTTTTTGTAAGCGCGTATGCAATATTTTTTGACAGTAGTAATAATGTGGTAAATTACAACAGCACATATATTACAGATTCAGACAGTGAGATTAAACCAGGGAAAACTATTTCAGATCAGCTTGATTGCTATGGGAAATACGATCATGCAGAAGTATATTTTACTGGAAGAGCAGATAAATAGAATAATAAACTAAAGGAGAAGAATGTATGTACGACAAAGAAAAAGGGATTTATCCATCTGGAGGATATCTTGTTGGTAGAGATTTACCATTGGGCGGTTATGTTTTTACTGCAAAAAACGGTCAAAAAGGTTGCGTTACTCTTTACAAAAGCTATAAAGATTTTAAAGAAGAGGAAATGGAATTAACCTATGAATACTTTGAAGAAGATTATCATTTATCGCTAATGGAAGATGGTAATTACTTATTGGTGGAAAATGCAACAATACAGAAAATATAAGAGGAAGCGCAGAGATGCGCTTCTTTTTTGATTTATTTAGCACCTATCATACACGGTAGGTGCTATTTTTGTACCCATTTTTAGGAGAATAGCCATGAAAAAATATAAACCAATAGACTGGAGCAAGTGCCCGGAAAGTCGCACACCAATAGGAAATCCGAATAATTGCGTTGTTGCGGATATTCTGCCGGACGGAAAAACGGAAATCTTATTTTTAAGCGACAATAACGGCATCCATATCAATAGATTCAGAAACGAAAAGTAAGCGGAGGTGATCGTATGGCATACAGCGGATGGCTTTTAAAGATTGGAAATTACATAGTGCCAATGTCTTTTATGAAAGCGGAATCATATAGTCCATATGTCAATATGCAGGATTTAGATGATTATACGGATGCCAACGGTTATCTGCATAGAAATGCCGTGGAATTAAAGGCTTTAAAAGTGGAGTTTGAGACACGGGCAATGCTGACAAATAAGACTTTTAGTGAGGTTTTAAACAATATTCGAAGTCAGTTCACAAATGCGACAGGGAGAGCATGCTATATCACAGCGTATATCCCGGAATACGACGATTATGTGACGCAGTACGGCTATATGGCAGATTTTCAGCCTACGATATACGGAACATATGATGGAATAATTCATTACAATTCAGTTCGGCTTGCTTTCATAGGGGGTGTGTACGGTGGTTAATTATAAATATGGCGACTTGTTCAAAAAAGATACGGTCGATAAGCAATTATCCATCGTATCTGATGACGGAAAAATCAATATCACAAATACAGAGCTACACCAAGAAAAATTCGAATTGACCGAAAGTTTGTGTTCGGAACAGGAATTGACGTTTGGATCATGCGAAGCCGCCATGATTAAATTCACGGTGTCAAATACATTTTTGCCAATGAAGGGCAGATGGATGACGGTAAGAATGTCCCTTGATGGACATGCAGATATCCCGTTCCAGTTCGGACGATATAAGGTTGATTCTGATACGCCCACGGCAGACAGAACGTGCCGTGATGTGGTTGCATATGATGCCATTTATGACATTTTAAATGCAGATGTGGCAGCATGGTATAACACTGTCTTTCCATCCCATAAAGAGCAGCAGAAAGATAAAGATGGAAAAACTACGACTGTTACAGTTTATGATCCGGTCACAATGAAGCAATTCCGGGACAGCTTTTTTAAGCACTTCGGGATTGAGCAGGCTGACATTATACTGGTTAATGACGGCATGTCTATTGAAAAAACAGTTGCAGTCACGCCATCCAGTGAGACAAGTTCTGATACAGAGGAATCGAGCACCATAGGCGAATCTATGAGCGGCAAGGAAGTGTTGTCCTGTATTTGTGAGCTCAATGGCTGTATGGGGCACATGGGGCGTGACGGGAAGTTTCATTATATTTATCTGGAACAGGAGATACAGGGATTATATCCAAGGAATGATCTTTATCCGGCGGATAATTTGTATCCAAGAGATCCGAAAAGCAACCGTATCGGGAAGGATTTATATATAACGGCTGAGTATGAAGATTTTCTTGTTAAAACAATCAATAAGTTACAGATCCGGGAGCAGAAGAATGATATCGGTGTGATTGTGGGTACCGGAGACAATGCCTATGTGATCGAGGATAATTTTCTTGTATATGGCAAAGGCACAAAAGAACTGAAAGGCATTGCAAAAAATATTCTTTCCAAGATCAGAGGGATTGTTTACCGACCGTTTACAGCGGACTGCAAAGGAAATCCGTGTCTTGAGGTCGGGGATGCAGTGCGGTTGCCGACCAGATATGAACTGATCGAGTCCTATATTCTGAAAAGAACCCTGAAAGGTATACAGGCTTTGCGTGATGATTTGGAAGCGGATGGGGAAGAGTACCGGACAAACGGGGCGAACGGAATACAGAAAAGTATTTTAAAGCTCAAAGGCAAGAGCAATGTGTTGGAGCGAACCATTGAAAAGACACAGAGCACGATAACTGATGTTGAGAAGGGATTGCAGTCACAGATCACGCAGACCGCAACCGAAATTCGCACAGAAGTTAAAAATACAACGGATGGTTTATCATCGAGAATCACGCAAAATGCGAGCAGTATTACAGCAGAAGTAAAAAGAGCACAGGGGCAGGAAGTTGAACTTGCAGCAGCTATTAAAATTAATGAGGACAAGATTACAGCGGAAGTTACGAGAGCAAGCGAAGCAGAGGGCGATTTGTCCGGAGAGATAGAGGTGACCGCAACTAAGATACGGTCAGAAGTCAGTGCTTCTTTAACAGTATGGGATACCGAAGATTATGACGTTACACATTGTGGTTTCGGGAATCCACAAGATACATACCCTGCATCTTCGTATTATTCTGGACACAGTTTTTTGGATCAGAATACTGGAAAGTTTTATGGTTGCGAACCAGATGGTGGAATAAGCAGTGGAAAATACAAATGGACTCTGATAAAGAAATTTAAGCAGCTTTCATCGAGTGCGTCCAGTACGATTACGCAGTCATCAAAGCAGATCAGCTTGAAAGTATCAAAAGACAGCGTCATTTCAGAAATCAACCAGTCAGCCGAGGGTATCAAAATTAAAGCAAAACTGCTTGAATTAAAAGGTTCTATGGAAATGACCGGGGGATATATGCATATTCAAGCGGAAGAGTCTGTAGAAAACCTTATTGAATTTAAACGCAGTGGAACACTTGTACAGATGGGAACGGATGGATTTCGAACAGTGGAAGGGACGCTTGAAAGTCCTGTTCATAAATGTACGGTTCAATATAATCAGGTTTCATTGCATAAAGGCGCAAACGATAATGACCACATGATGATCCATTTAGACGGAGATACCGGAGTAGGTGGATTCAGAGGTGGAGTAATTAATGGATCTGACAAAAGAATAAAAAACACAATTTTAGATTTAAGCAAAAAGCAATCATCTGAGTTTATTTATTCTTTAAGAGCAAAATCGTATCGTTATAATTTCGAAAAAGATGGGTTCCATCATGGATTTATTGCACAGGATGTTTTGAAAAAAGCGGAAAAAGGGTGGAATATTTGTCCAAAAACGTTTTCAGACAGCAATGGGAAAAAGTATTACGGACTGAAATATACGGAACTGATTGCTGATCTGGTTGCCACAGTGCAGTTGCAGCATGACGAGATAGAACAGTTAAAGGAAAAGGTGGAAAATCTATGATAAATGCAAAAATTCGGGAATTTGAAAACGACATTATAAATTATGCAAATTTGTGTGAGGATGTCCCAATCGAAGCTAAGTACCTAGTGTTTAAGGATATTCTGCAGCAGATTAAGGAAGAAGCAAACAGACATGTTATAGCCGAACGGGAGCAGATGAAGCTTGCAAAGGAAAGGGAGAGTGAGGACCATGAACAAAGCGCATAGTGCTATTAATTGGGAGAATTACCCGAGTGATGAAACACCGCTTAATGAAAGCAATCTTAACAAAATGGACGCAGCTATTGGCGTTATTGATGATCGTGTAATCACTCTTGATACCACAAAAGCCACGAAAACAGAGGTAGCAACTCTTGTTGCAGACGTGACATTCGAGGAATCGACGGGAATTATCACAATCACGAAAAAGAACGGTTCCAAAGTTATGATCGATACGCAGATGGAGAAGATCGCGATCAACTTCGATTATAACCCGACTACACAGCAGATTATTTTGACTCTGATCGATGGTACGAAGCAGTACATAGACCTGTCGGCACTGATTACACAGTATGAGTTCCTTAATTCTGATACGGTAGCTTTTTATATTGATAAGGATGGAAAAGTGTCTGCCATCGTCAAAGAGGGTAGCATCGAGGAAAAACACTTGGAGCCAAACTATCTTGCAAAAATTAAGGTGGAAGTAGCAAAGGCAGAGTCAAGCCAGCAGGCAGCGGCAATGTCTGAAATAAACGCCAAAGCAAGTGAGAATGCCGCAAAAGCCAGTGAAACAGCGGCAAAAACATCCGAAACCAATGCCAA